AAAAATGGTTTGTTTACTCCGCCAACTTACAGCCACATTTATAAACTATCAACCGTTCAGATGTCTAACGACAAAGGAACATGGTTTGGTTGGGATGTTGCAAAAGTAGGACCAGTTACAGACAAAGCTGTCTATGATATGGCAAAATCTTTTGCAGATTCTGTAGGTAAGGGTGAGATCCAACCTAAGCACGGCTCAGACGATAAAGAGTCTAAGCACGCATACTAGAATCCTAGGTGGTGGGCGTCGAAGCTAGCGTGGAAACGCCCACTTAAAAATTAAACATGATAGATAAATTTAAAAAAATCTTTAACGGATTAGAAGAAAGATTTGGCTATCACCAAATGGATACAAGTAGTGGTGACGGCAAAAAATCTGGGACTTCTTTTACTTCTTCTTATGCTCACACAGAAGAAATGTGGAAAGCGCATTTAGAAGGAACAAAATTTGAAGTTAAAACTAAAAATAAAATTATAAAAGCAGATAGTTTAGGTCTTTGTCCTATAAAAAGTGATAGCACTTGTATGTGGGGTGCCATAGATTTGGATGAATATCGTCCAGATGTAAAAGAATTATTTAAAAAAATAAAAAGTTTGAATGCACCATTCATACCTTTTAAATCAAAAAGTGGTGGTATACACATTTATATATTTTTAACAGAACCTGTTCCAGCTTTGCTATTGAGAGAAAAACTTCATAGTATAAAAAATATATTTGGAGATTGTAAACCTGATAAAATTTTTCCTGTTCAAAAATATTTAAATTTAGAAAAAGGATCTGCAGGTAGTTGGATAAATTTACCATACCATAACTATAAAAAAACAGTTCGGTACATGATAAAGGAGGATGGTGGCGCTGCCACTCTCGAAGAGTTCTTTGAACACTACGAAAGAAATAAAGTAACTCCCTCCCAACTTAAAAAATTAAAATCAAATATAGATGAAGGTGACTCAGGTGATTGGTTTCAAGATGGCCCTCCTTGGAGGCAAGCTTTAGCATCTTTTGGAGTTCCTAAAAGTCAACGAAACGAAGTTTTATTAGATATGACTCGTTATATTAAACAAAGATATCCAGAAGAATGGAAAGATAAAACATTAGAATATAATAAAAAATTTTTTGAGCCTGCAGGGAAAGGTATGAGTTTTAGTGAAGTTAGCAATGTAATTGGCTCAAGAGATAAAAGAGACTATGTATATAGATGTGATCAAGATTGGTTAAAAAGTTTTTGTAATAAAGAAGAATGTATAAAAAGAAAGTTTGGAATTAGTGGATCACTAAATAGTGAATTAGTGTTAGGTCCACTGTCTTATGTAACATCAAACCCAAAGATGTGGTATCTTGGTTTTAACGGTGAAGAAGTAAGATTATCCTCAAAGGAATTAGTTAAACAAGATTTAGCAAGAGAAGCTGCAACAGAACAAACAGGAAAGACACCACCTAAAATAAAAAACTGGGATATGCAGTTGAGAGCTTTGCAAGAAAAAGCTACAGAAATAGACGCACCAGAAGAAAGTTTACCAACATTTAGATTAAAAAATAATTTAGAAAATTTTTGTTACAACACAAGAGTTAGTAAAGATAAGAAAAAAATATTATTAGGAAGACCATACGAAGATGAAACTGCAATAAGATTTACTTTCAATGATTTTTTTAAATATTTAAAATCAGACGATTGGAATATTACAGCAGATTTAACTCACCAAATGTTAAAAAAAATACCTGGTGTAGCAAGAGAAAAATTTCATATTAAAGAGGGTGTAAAAAGATGGGTGTATGTAGTTAACAAAGAACAATTTGAAGAGGAACCTGAAGTAAAACAAGAAGTTCCTAATTTTTCAAATAATGAAAGTGCTTTTTAATGATAGATAAATTTTACCCATACCAACAAAGATATAAAATACTAGGTGGACCAGGTTGTGGAAAAACAACAAAAATTTTAAATATATTATCTGACTATATCAAAGGTGGTTTAAAACCCGAACAAGCATTATTAATAGGTTTTGCAAAAGCCACTGTAAAGACTTTACAGGACAGAGTTATAGAACAAAAATTACTCACTGAAAAACAAGCAGAATCAATAACTACCATACATAAATTTTGTTTAGATAGAATAGGTAGACACGATGTTTTTAATAGTAGTGCAAAAAATTCTTTTAAAAAAAAATACATGTCTGATCCAGATAAATGGATTATGTTAGATGATGAAAACTATGATAGTGAAGATGAGATTGCAGCACAATGGTCTGAAGATCAAGACAAAAGACTTTTTATTTATTATGATATTATTAACAAAGCATTACACGAATATGGCTATGATAAAAATAAAAGATATGGCAAAGATGAATTAGATAAAATATTAAATTGGTTTAGAGAAAGTGAGAACCATAAATATAAAAATGTACATACAGAACAATTAATATATTTTTATAACTGCCTTAAAAATTTTAAAAGTCAAAACGGCATGATAGACTTTGATGACATGCTAATAAAAGCTTTGTATTCAACAGTAGAATTTCCAAAATATGAAATAGTATTAGTTGATGAAGCACAAGATCTGTCTAAGTTAGAATGGGAAGTTATATCTAAGATAGCACGTAAAACTAGAGATTTATTTTTGGTAGGAGACGATGACCAAGCTATATACGGATGGAAAGGAGCGAATGTTGAAATATTTCAAAAGTGGCCTTGTAAGAAAGAAAACGTTACACGTTTAGAAAAAACACATAGGTTACCAGGAAAAATATATGACTTTGCTATATCAATTAGAGATCAAATAAAAACTAGATTAGGTAATGAATTTCTTTGTAAGAAAAGAATTGAAACAGAAGAGGAGGGGTCTATAGATTACATTTATGGTTTAGATGAAATTGAAGACATAGGACCAGAATCTGAAATAATTTTTTGTGCTAGATTTAAAAATTTTTGTCGTTCGTATGCATATTTTTTAAAAGAAAAAGGATTAATTTTTTTAGAAAAGTCACAAAACATAGATGATAGAGGAAAACTAAAAAGTTCTTTTCCGGATAAATGCAAACAAGTCATAGAAAATTGGAACACTTTGCAGGAGGGTGGTTCAATAAAAGGCATAGATTATATCAAAATGGTAAAAGAAATAAAGAAAGAGTTTATCTCTGATAGCAAAAAAACTGCGATTACAACTAGAGACACAGCCCCTCCAGAATTATATACTGATGAGCTTTTTTCTTACGAAGAATTAAAGAAAAAATTTTATTTAAACTGTCCTATAGAAAAAATTTGGCATGAAATATTTTGGTTTGACACAACAAGAGTTGTTAGTTCTAAGAAACCAAAAGCTTTATTTGAAGATAAAGAAGATTTTAATGATTATTTAAAAAGATGTTGGGAAAAAAATCCTACGTTAAAAACTAAAATTATTGTTTCCAGTATTCATGGTGTTAAAGGTATGGAGGCTGACAAAGTTGTAATAGGTGTTGAGTGGGGTTATTCATTAGACGCTTATATGTTGGGTGATGACAGAAAGGAGGATGAGGAGTTAAGGGTTTGTTATGTTGGTGTTACAAGATGTAAAAATAATTTATATCTTTTTGAAATACCCGGTGAATATAGAAAACCTTTTCCTTTACTACAAAATTATGTCAGAGGATAATTTTTATAAATTTATAATGCAAATGCAAAAAGAAGTTTGGGAAGATAATTTTCCAGAATATAAAAAGGAGGACAAAAATGAGTAAAGTGTGGAACAAACAACACGGAGGATCACATTATCAAAAGTATAAAATTCAACCTAGTAAGTTTGTCGTTGAGAATGAGTTGCTATATCCTGAAGGTTGTGCTATAAAATATATAATACGTCATCGTGATAAGGGAAAGAAGCAAGACATACTGAAAGCGATACATTTTTTAGAGATGATTATAGAGAGGGATTACAAATGATACAGAAACCTATGTTTACGGTACAATCGGAGTGGTTTCCACCAGATGAGTTTCCTGATTTATCAAAGTACGATGAGATATCAATAGACTTAGAAACAAAAGATCCTGATTTAAAAACAAAAGGGTCTTCCTCAATGAGAGGACAAGGTGATGTAGTTGGTGTTGCAGTGGCTGTAAAAAATTGGTCTGCATATTATCCAATTGCTCACGAGTCTGGGCCAAATTTAGAACGTAAAAAAGTTCTTGGTTGGTTTCAAGATGTTTTAAAAACAAATGCAGATAAAATATTTCACAATGCAATATATGACTTGTGTTGGATTCATAGATTAGGGCTCACGGTCCACGGAACAATTATTGATACAATGATTATGACATCAATTGTTAATGAAAACAGGTTTAGATATGACTTAAACTCTGTAGCTCAAGACTATACAGGCATGGGTAAAAGTGAGGGTGCATTGCAAGACGCAGCAAAAGAGTGGGGTGTAGATGCTAAGTCAGAAATGTATAAACTACCTGCAATGTATGTAGGTGAGTATGCAGAAAAAGATGCAGAGATAACTTTAGCTTTATGGCAAGAACTTAAAAAAGAAATTGAATACCAAGACTTACAATCAATAGTAAATTTAGAACAAGAAGTTTTACCTTGTATTCTAGATATGAAAATAAAAGGTGTAAGAGTTAGTGAAAAACAAGTTGATCAGTTAGAGTATCAATTAAAAAAATCATACGACCATTACATAAAAAGAATACATGATGATACAGGTATCTATCCTGAAGTATGGGCTGCAAAAAGTATTGAAAGCGTTTGTAATAAATTAGGTATTGATGATTTCGATAGAACGGAAAAAACAAAAAAACCCTCTTTTACAAAAAACTATTTAAAGAAACACAAAAACCCTGTGCTACGAGCAATCGCTAGTGCAAGAGAACTAGATAAATTACGTAATACATTTTTAGAATCTATTAAAAATTATGTTTATAAAGGTAGAATACATGCAGATATACACCAATTAAGAGGAGACTTTGGAGGCACAATAACTGGTAGATTATCTTATTCTAACCCAAACCTACAACAACTACCTAATTATACTAATATTGGTATGGGTATTAGGTCTATATTTATGCCCGAGGAGGGTCATAGATGGGGTTGTTTTGACTATTCTCAACAAGAGCCTAGGTTGGTAGTGCATTATGCTCTGGCTACTCTAGGGACCACAGGAGTGGCTTCTATTGCAGATGCATATGAAAGGGGTGAGGCAGACTTTCATAGTATGGTGGCTACCATAGCTGACATACCTAGATCACAAGCTAAAACAATTAACCGTGGTTTATTTTATGGTATGGGTAAGGCTAAGCTACAAGG